TATATGAATGCGATTTTAGGAATACTACGGAGCAGGAGGAGCCGGACACAGTTGTGGAGGAGATTGTTGAGGACGGCGCGTCTGTATGCAGTGATGATGCGCCTAGTTCATCCAGAGGACCCACCACACGTCGCAGAGCTCGCCGCCAGAAGGCTGTACATGTTGATGGTCGGGGACGTGTCCTTGACCAGACATACTATGGTCACGTTGTTGCAGAGACACGTTGCCATTATGCGGCAAGAGGCTATTCTGAGTACAATGCTGAGTTGGCAAGAGCCTACATGGTACGCACCATGCAGAAGCATGGTGTCAGACCTTCCCAGATAGAGACCCAAATAGAGGACATGGTTAATGCCGTGTTTGTGATATCCGCGTCGCAGCAGGTTGCTTACAGCGAGCGATCTGCTATGGTCAATTGGGGTTTTATGAACCTGGCAAAGTCCAGGTAGTGGGGCCGCGGGGTTTTGAGACCTGCCACATGTCAGTCAAAAGCACCTGAGGTGGGGTGCTTACATGTGCGCAGATGGACTCCCCTGCGGGTTAGGAATAGGTGCTATTATAGGTCTGTACATGATTTTTCCGACAGGATCATCAGGCCGTTTGATACCAGTGTGGATAATGTGGTCTCTGGCATGAAGGAACGTGTCTATTACATTGACGACATAGGTACCAAGAGACCACCCTGCCTAAGGGAACATAGTGAAGCCAGGGGATTAGTCAGAGAGCTATGCTCAAACATTGACGTCGCCAGCCGTGCGTCCGGTGCTGAATTTATTCGCACCCGGTCCGGCTCGAAGCGAAAAGTGTATGAGCGAGCTGCTGCGCGACTTATGGAGGATCCGGTTTCACTGAAGAAGCTTGCGGAGTTGAAGTACTTTGTGAAAACAGAGGCTACGCAACACTTAAAGAGGCAGGTGCCAAGGATCATTAGCCCACGATCTTTTGGCTTTAACTACCTACTGGGGAGGTACACTTATGCTGTTGAGCACAAGATTTTTGATGCCTTAGGTGGCTTGTTTCAGGGCAAGCCAGTCGTGTCGAAAGGCATGACACAGCAGCAGAAAGGCACTTGGATAGCTAACAAACTCGCCAATGGTTATGTTTGCGTCGGCTTGGATGCAAGTCGATTCGATCAAACCATTGGGGAGCAGTTGTTGAAATTAGAACATAGTGTCTTGCTGTCGTTGTTTCCTGGGGATAGGCTCTTGGCTGCGCTGTTGCGTTGCCAACTCAGGAACAGAGGCGTTGCAGTTTGTGATGATGGCAGGGTGACTGCTAACATTGGTGCGATGAGGTGTTCTGGCGACCAGAACACCTCATTAGGTAACTGCATCATATCTTGTTTGCTGGCTAAGTTGTATTTCAAAGAGAACAACATCAGTGGCGGAGACGTTTTTAATGATGGAGATGATTTGTTGATGTTTGTTCCTGATTACCAGCTCCATGTGCTAAACAAC